TGATCCTCATATTTCCTTAAATACTTCAGTTGCAGAAATAACTACAGATGATTCTATTGACCCCGATACTTCTGGTTTTATAGTTAATCAATTGTCGGCTACGAATATTAACGTATCAGCTGGTACATACATTTACTTGGCGTTTGCATAACATGTACATTAATACAGAAACTTACGAATATCCAATCACAGAACAACAGATACGCGAGCTGATGCCTAATGTATCATTCCCGGAAGGTTTACCACCATATCCGTACGCATGGGTTTATCCTGCGCCAAAACCAACAATCAATCCATTAACAGAGCGTATTGTGGAAGGCACCCCGATTAAAACCGGTAAAGGTTGGTTTGAGGAAACTTGGAATATCGAGCAACTAGACAACGATAGTATTACTGCAAACTATGTACAAGCAGCACAGAGATTGCAGAGAGAAATAGAATTGGCCATGGACACGCACTTTGATGCCAAGGCAGCAGAACGTCGTTATACAAATCGTTGGACATGCGCAACGAGAGCTGGTTATCCGGGGCCATTTCAAGCCGAGTGTTTGGCGTTTGCTACGTGGATGGACACATGTAATGAATTAGCATATACAACACTTAAAGACATTCAAAACGGAGTTCGACCTATGTTTGAATCCGTAGAAGAAGCATTAGCAATATTACCGAGTTTCACATGGCCAGAATAAATATTAAGGGACGTCTATTCACATTACTATATGGTTTAGACTGTTTTCTATTTGTCATCTGTACGCTTGGCGCCGCCCATATTGGCGAGAGTTTTAGTAGCGCAGCATGGCGTGCAGAACTAAATGGTATGTTTTACGGTAAGGTCAGACCGTTAATTGATTCTCTATTTTTTGTGTGTTTTGGTATTATCGACCACTGTCAACACGCATATGAAACTGCAAAATATGACCTACCAGCAGATATGCGTTAATTAGGAGATTAGACTGTGCTATTAAGCGCATCGCCATTATCCGCTGCGCCGTTAAGTTCACAGTCGACACAAACAACCGACGTTTATATTGGGCTTTCTGGCACAATAATAACTTCTGATGTTGGTGTTATTGGAATCAAGGACCCAATTTTATCAATTACTGGTGTTTCTTTATCTGGTAATATTGGTAATGTAATTCCTAATCCACTGACCAGTTCATCAATAATTGGTTCGGTCGGTATAATTGGTACTATATCTGCAGTTACACTCGGCATCACCGGGAATGCTGCTGCATCGGTTGTTGGTAGTATAGCCAAAGAATTGTGGCTTGGTCTAACTGCCCCAACAATTACAGGATCGCGCGGAACAATAGGCACAACTGCTGCAGTTACATTCGGTATTACTGGTTTTGATTTAGCTCTTTCTCGTGGTGTTATTGGCACCGCGGGCGGCAATTATTCAATACCGTTGACTGGAAATTCATCTGTTGCTAGGGCTAATCTTGCAGCATTTTTGCAGATTCAATATAGCGAGAATGTCACAGTGGACAATACGGTTTACTACGAACCACTGCTACCAAAGAAGGGCAATAGAATAGATTTTGGCGATTATTACTTTAACATTGATCCGTTGGTTGGAACATCAATTGACACGGTAAAGGAAACAGATAAAGATAAATCCTATGTGGTTTATCTGAATAACACACTGACAAGTATCGCAAATATAACGACAAATACAAGTCTACCTTTGAAAATAAGTTTTTCGGGTAATAAGTTTACAATAACGTATAATCCTTACCAATATTATCAGTTCTATCTGAAATATAAACAGCTTGGTGTAGATAAGACTATCATAAATTCGTATGACGTGCCAGCCGCCGGAGATTTGTATAAATACAATAAAACCGATGATCGGATGTTCATTGTTTTAACCCTGACCGGTGTTGAATATGACGAATATGGTGTCGCTGGACCTTTATACAAGAAAATGTCTATTAATATAGAACCAGATTACACAGCGGGCCGTGATGCGGTCATAAACATTACAAAGAGAAAATAGAATGGCCACACTTTCTTCAAGAGCTGATTTATTGGATTACTGCCTACGTAAACTAGGTAGTCCGCTGAACGAGATCAATGTAACCCCCGAACAACTGGATGATATAGTTGATACTTCTCTTTCATTCTTCAGAGATTATTACTGGGATGGAATTGAACGTATGTATTTGAAGCACAAGATTACTATTGATGATGTGGCTAACAAATACATCACATTACCTGATAATGTATTTGGCGTCACACGTGTATTCCCGACCACTGGTATTTCTAGTGGTGATAGTAATATCTTTGATTTGCAATATCAATTACGCATGAATGATCTACGTGATTTAACATCGACATCGATGATTTATTACAAACAAGTCATGATGCATATTGATCTGATTGACCAGCTACTGAATACGGAAAAGCAATTCCGTTGGAACTGTTTAACAAGCAAGTTGTACATTGACGAAAACTGGCTCTATAAAGAAGTAGTTGACCAATATATCCTGATAGATTGTTATACTGCTCTTAATCCAGATGATGCACCACGTTACTGGAATGACCGTTGGCTGAAACTTTATGTGACAGCTGCAATTAAGAAACAATGGGGACAGAACATTAAGAAGTATAGTGGTATTACATTACCTGGCGGTATCAGTCTTAATGGACAAGACATTTATGACGAAGGGAAGTCTGAACTCGAGGAAATCGAGAAAGAAATTACGAATGATCAAGCCCCTCTTAGTATGATGGTGGGTTAATGACACTACGTTTACACCCAGCAACATACACAAACGAGAACCTGGTAATTGAGTCTTTAATTACCGAGGCAATTCGGATTTATTCTGTGGATATGTTTTATATCCCGAGAAAACTTGTCGCCAAAAATGATATTCTTGGTGAAGATCGTTTAAGTCAATTCAAGACTGCATACCCATGCCCAATGTATATGGAAAATGCTGATCATGGGTTTGAGGGTCAGGGTGCATTTGCGTCAAAGTTTGGTCTTCAAATGGAACGCAGTGCAACACTAACAGTTGCACGTAGAGAGTGGAATAAGTTAGTCGGCAAATACGGCGAGACTATTCTTCCAAACCGCCCAGTTGAAGGTGATTTGATTTACTTCCCGATGACGGGTGGTTTATTCGAAATTAACTTTGTTCAACATGCATCACCATTCTATCAAGTTGGTCAACTATATGTATATCAATTGACAGTGGACTTGTTCCGTTATGCGAGCGAGAAAATTGATACAGGCGTTCCAGATATTGATATTTTTGAGACTCTTAAGAGTACAGATGCAACTATTAATCCTGTAGTTGATGTTGTTCATGGTGATAATAGTAAGTTTGCTGCAAAGGCGACTACAGACATATTTGATGCCAATAATCCGTTTGGAGATATCTAATGTTTAATACTCCATACTACCATGGGACTATTAAGAAACTGATCGGTTCTTTTGGGGCATTGTTTAGTCACGTTCAGATTCCTCGCTATGATAATTCTGGGGTGTTGGCACAGACAGTACAAGTTCCTATCGAATATGGCCCAAAGGAAAAACACTTTGTCCGCCAAGAGCAAGACCCAGAACTAGATAAATCTGTTTTTGTAACACTACCGCGACTTGGATTTGAAATTTCTGGTTATTCATATGACCCGACTAGAATGGTTAATAGAATGAACAGAATTCAGTGTTTTGATGCTCAAGGTAAGCTGACACAGACATTTGCGCCAGTTCCATATAATCTCGACATTAATCTCTATGCCTTAACAAAGGGTACTGAGGACGGTCTGACTATAGTTGAACAAATTCTACCTATCTTTAGTCCCGAATACAATGTGAATCTTAAGATTCTACCAGAATTGAATGTCACACAAAACGTACCTATTATTCTAAATGGAGTTTCGGTTCAAGATGACTATGAAGGTGATTTTGGGACTCGCCGTTTTGTGACGCATACATTTAATTTCACTGCTAAACTAAATCTATACGGACCAGTTACATCTGGTGGAATTATCACACAAACCGGAATTGATGTGGATACAAATAATCCATCTACTACACCATTAACCAAGCGAGTCGATATCGGTGACCCATCAACGGGTAATATCACCGGAAACTGGATACCATGAGTCTATTTTATAACGGAAATAATAACCTTAAGGCAGTAGGGGTTAAAATCCCTATGACAATGACAGAGATTGAGGAGTATGAAAAATGTGTTCTCGATCCAAAATACTTTATCAAGAACTTTTGCAAAATCGTTACACTTGATGATGGACTACAGCCGTTTAGATTGTATCCGTATCAAGAGCGATTCATTGATACACTGCATAACCAACGTTGGGTTATTTCTATGCAACCGCGCCAGATGGGTAAATCTCAGGTCGTTGCAGCATATATCCTGTGGTATTGTTTGTTCAATAATAACACCGAGAGTGCCATCCTAGCAAATAAAGCTGCTGCGGCAAGAGAAATCATGAGCCGTTTCCAGTTAATGTTTGAGTACCTTCCAAAATTCTTACAGCAAGGCGTGAAGACTTGGAACAAAGGAGATATTGAACTAGAGAACGGCTCGAAAGTATTTACTGCGGCAACTACTGGTGCTGGTCTTCGTGGTAAGTCTCTGAACTTTGTCTACATGGACGAAGTTGCAATTGTTCCAAATAATGTGTTCGAGGACTTCTTCGTATCTACATACCCAACACTTTCATCTGGTAAAAAGACTAAGATTGTTATGACTTCAACTCCGTTGGGTTATAACCACTTCTGGAAATTCTGGAGTGAAGCCGAGAATGGCGTTAATGGCTTCACCACTGTAAAGGTTGATTACTGGGAGCACCCAAAACGCGATAAGGCATGGGCTGATGAACAACTTCGTATTCTTGGTGAGCTTAAGTACACCCAAGAGGTACTGTGCTCATTCCTTGGTTCTAGTAATACTCTGATCCGTGCGGATGTTGTATCTCGTCTACCAATAGCAAATCCAATTTACTCTAAGGATAATCTCGATATTTATGAAGGTCCTATAAAGAAAGACCCAAATAAAAAGAATCAACCACACACATATGTTATGTGTATTGATACCGCTAAGGGAACTGGCGGGGATTATAGTGCAATTAGCGTTATTGATGTTACTTCTACCCCATATAAAATGGTGGCCAAGTTTAGAGATAATAAGATTGCGCCGCTAATGTTCCCAAGTGTTATATATAAACTAGCACGTGATTATAATGACGCATGGTGTTTGTTCGAAACTAATGCTAGTGAGCAGGTTCCTCACATCATGTATAATGAATTGGAATACGAAAATATTTTATTTGTCACTCGCGGGAAATCTGGACAAGAAATCGGTGGTGGTTATTCGGGGCGTACATATCAGATGGGTCTGAATATGGACAAAAAGGTCAAGAGAATTGGATGCGCCAATATCAAGTCTCTAGTTGAAGAGGGACACATCTATGTTCCCGATAGAGACACGATTTCTGAAATGTCCACCTTTGTTCAGGTTAAGGATAGTTTTGCTGCTGATGAGGGATATCATGATGATATGATGATGACATTGGTTATTTTTGGATGGCTATCCGGACAGTCATTTTTTAAGGATCTATGTAATATTGACACAAGAACAGTCATTTATCAATCGAGAATTGATGCAATTGATGCAGAAACCCTTCCAATCGGTTTCTTTGACAATGGAATAATGAGTGAGTCTCGCGATCGAGAAATGTTAAATTTCTAAAAGAATAAATAATCAAGTGACACCAAATAACTTTCATAATAAGGAATAACCAATGGCTATCGCATTATCTCCAAGCGTTACAGTTCGTGAAGTCGACCTAACAAACGTAATCCCAGCAGTATCGACCTCAGTAGGCGCAGCAGTTATTGATGCAGCCTGGGGCCCTGTGGGAGCAGTTACAACAATTGACTCCGAAAATACGCTAGTTCAGCGTTTCGGTAAACCAAACTCATCTAATGCTATGGGTTGGATCAATGCTGCAAACTTTCTAGCATATTCTAATAATCTTTTGGTAGTTCGCACAGACACAACCAACCAACGTAATGCGGTTTCTACAACAACTGGTGCAATTACTAGCATCCCAGTAACATCTGGTGGTGTTGGTTATACTGGAACCGTTACAGTTAATATTCCAGCACCAACTACTTCCGGTGGTATTCAAGCTACTGCGACTGCTACAGTGGTCGGCGGCGTTATTACAGCAATTGTTATTACAAATGGTGGTACAGGTTATGATAGTGTCCCAACAGTAACTGTATCTGGTACAAATAGTACCCCAGCTGTTATTGGAACTGTGGTTACTACTTCCGGTGGTGTTAAGATCAATAATCAAGATGATTATACTTCTCTGTATAGTACAGGTCTTGGAGTGGTTGGCGAGTGGGCGGCTAAGTTCCCTGGTACTCTTGGAAACTCTATTAAAGTCTCTATGGCCGATGTTGATTCTTGGGCGACATGGGCATATAAAGATCAGTTCGACTCTGCTCCTGGAACATCGACTTTCGCTGCCAGCATGGGTGTAACTAACGACGAGCTTCATATTATTGTTATAGACAAGGATGGCCGCTGGACTGGTACAGCTGGTACAGTTCTAGAAAAATTTGCATTTTGCTCTAAAGCACTAAATGGTAAAAAAGAAGACGGTACATCAGCATATTATGCCAACGTGGTGAATGTAAATTCCAAATATATTTGGTGGATGGATCACACACTGAGTACTTCAACTGTTGTAGGTCAATTGAGTTGGGGTACAGAAATTACCACAGCAGGTACATTTAAAGTATTACTACAACCACAATCCGGAACTATCACCGTGACAACTGGTGCAGCTACTATGACCGGTGTTGGTACAGCATTTGA